AAAGGGGCGTACTGGCAGGAGACGTAGGGCATTGGTTACATCCTCGCGCTGAAGACCAAATTTTGAAAAGCGTTCGTCGTCTGCGACGCAGCAACAAATTCCGTACCACCGCTGTCAAGTGCAAAGCCCGCGCCGCCGCCCGTTACAGCCGGAAGTATCCGCATCGAAGTTTTGAAAAAGTAGATGAGCGGCAACGAAGAGACATAAACCCTGATGCCGTTGATCTTGTAGAAGTACCTCATGCACGCCCGCAACTCCTCGGCCTCATCCGGCATCTGCCACGGCGGCGCGATGCCGGTGTTGAGCGGGTCGAGATAGAGGCCGACATCGTAAAGTTCGAAGACGCTGCCATTGACCGCCACGTTGTTCGTATTGGCGGATGTGGCCCTGACGTTGCCTGCCTGCCAGCCGGCAACGCCAATGAAATTGCTTCCGGCGGCGGCGACGATGAACAGCGACACGCCGATGCCCGTGTCGGTCAGCCACGTTCCGGTCGCGTCGCCGGGAATGATCAGCGTCTGTTCGGTATCGGTGTTAGCCTGCCCCGCCGAAATTGTGAAGTTGGCCACGTAAGAGCGGTCCAAAGCGGAATTGCGAAGCGCGACGCTGTATGTCCCGGCGGGGGCCTTGAAGCCGAAACGCAGCACAACCTGCCGCGCCTGCGCCGATCCCCAACGGAAATCGGCGATGCGGATGCCCTCGATGTTCTGCCAAAGCAGCCAGTAATCGGTCGCCGCCAACGAGGTGTCCGCCGCCGTCAACGTGGCGCGAAAACGGTTGAGCGAGCCATTCGGGGTGACGACCTGCACCCGCTGCGTCGTCGCCGTGGCCGCCGATGTGTTATCACCCCTCCACTGATCCGCCGGATAATGCGTACTGATAGAGCCGCCTGTGTTGCCGTTTTCCTGACTGATCTGCATCGCGCCGTTGACAATACGATTTCTCGCCTCGGCCTTGCCGATGTCCTGCGGGGCCTCGACGATGCGCCAGACGCCGTCGAGATAGACGTACTGGAGGCCGGTGGTCGAGGTGAAGACCTGACCTTGGGAGGGGCTGTTGGGGAAATTCAGGCCCATCTATGTCGTCCTATAACCATAGACGGCATAATCGCCGACCGCAAAAGAAGCACCCCCGGAAAGAAACAACTGAACAGCATTCACATTGCTGTACGAAGCCTGACCGGCAACTTGCAGGACAGTCTGAACAGTCGTTACCGACCGGCTTCTCGTTACATGCTCGAAAACCGCCGGAGACGACCAGAAGTCACAAACACCGGCACTCAGCCCGAGGATATTGGCGGCGTTCGCCAATTGCACGTAAGTCGTGGGAGCCGCCGCCGCCGATGCCGTTGTTGCCGCCGATCCCACCGCGTGAAGCCCCTGCCCGGCATAACCCGTGCCCTGAAACACTGTGCCACCATCCGTGCTGACCTGAAGGCCAAGAATTGCGTTGTCCGCAGATGGCTTCATCCCGTTCCATCGCAACTGAAACGACCGATAGCCTGCGTTGATCGCCGAGGTCAGGAATATCTTGACCACTGTCCCCGTGAGCACACCGGCCTGTACCAGCTTGATTGGTACGAGGGCCTCTGCCTGCCCAGAGACCTGAACCCACTGGGCGCTATCGGCATCGGCGTACCAGATCGCCATCGTCCCGGTCGCGCTGTTCCACCAGAGCTGGCCGATTGCCGGGCTCGTCGGAGCCGTATCCGAGACATAAACCGTGACGGGGGAGCCCTGAGAGAGCCCCTTCCACGCGGTGCCGTCCCAAGTGAAAGTCGGGCCTCCCGCCGGAGCGTAAGTATCGTTGAGCGCGGGGGAATTGGGGAAATTGAAGCCCATTACATCCTCGCGTTGCCGGTTACATAGGAATAAAAGTAACTACCGTTTTGGGTAAGATTTGACGCTCTGGCCTCCCTGAAAGTGCCGCCTGTCCCAGCAATAGTGCCAACCGCTGCGGGAAAACCGGATTGGCTCCCAATAGTCAGTGATAATGAAGGGTCCACCCTCTTCGGCGTTTTGAATGTGCCGGGGCCATAATAAGTGGCACCTGTTGTTGAGTTCCCGCTCCACATAGCCCCCTGCGGTCCTGTGATTTCCCAGTAACGCTGGCACGCCCGCAGTTCCTCGGCCTCGTCGGGCATCACCCAATCGGGGGCTTTTCCGGTATTGGCCGGGTCGAGATAGAGGCCGACATCGTAAAGTTCGTAAGTCGAGGCGACCGGCGTCAGGCCGTTGGTATTGGTGGCCGTGCCGTAGAAGGAGCCGGCGGCCCACGCGCCGGCGGTGGTCTGGAAAGTGGTGCCGGCCGCGATCGCGACGCCGAAGGTCAGGCCGACTCCCGTGTCATTCAGCCAGGTCCCGGTGATGTCGCCGGGTATAATGAGTGTCTGGACGGTGTCGGTGTTGGCGGCGGTGATGGTGAAGTTCTGGACGTAAGAGCGGTTGGCGGCGCTGTTCTGCAAGAAGATAGAGTAGGTGCCGGCCGGGGCCTTGAAGCCGAAGCGCAGGATGGACTGGACCGCGCCGGCGGTTCCGTACTTGAAATCGGCGACGCGGATGCCCTCGATCTTTTGCGAGAGGGTCAGGAAATCAGTCGCCGCCAGCGAGGTGTCGGCTGTGGTGACGGCCAGCCGCAGGCGGTTGACCGAGCCGTTCGGCGTGGCGACCTGCACACGCGCCGAGGTGAACACGCCGGCGCTCACCCAGTTGGTCTGCCACTGGTCCACGGCGTAGGTGGCGGTAACGCCCATCACGGTGTTGCCGTTTTCCTGGCTGACCTGCATCGCGCCGTTGACGAGGCGGTTGCGGCTCTGCGCGGTGCCGGTCACGGCTGGCACGGCGGGAGGCGCGGGTTGGACGTTGACCTGCACCCACTGGGAGGAGTCGGCGTCGGTGTACCAGAGATAGGTGTTGCCCGAATCGGCCTCGTACCAGAGCTGGCCGACGATCAGCGGCCCCGGCGGTGGCGTGTCGGAGACGACCGCGCCGCCGACGGACGCCACCCAGTTGCCGTTCTTGCGCCCGTAAGACACGCCATCGGCGGGGGCCTCCTCGGCGACATCCACCCAGTTGCCGGCCTTGCGGCCATAGGCGTTGGCGTCGGACGGCGCATCGTTGATATGGCCGGCGACCGCGGTGGTGACAAAGGCGGTCGTCGCGATCGAGGTATCGTTGTCGCCCTGGATCGGCGTCGGCGCCTTGGGGTCGCCGGTGAAAGTGGGGGATGCGAGCGGCGCGTAGTCGAGGAGCTCGGCCTGGACAAAGGCCGTCGTGGCGATCGACGTGTCGTTGTCGTTCAGGGGCGGCGTCGGCGCGGTCGGGTTGCCGCCGAGCGCCGGGCTGATCAGCGAGGCAAAGTTGGTCGAGACGAAGGCGGTCGTGGCGATCGAGGTGTCATTGTCCGGATAGGCGGGAGTCGGCGCCTTGGGGTCGCCGGTAAAGGTCGGGCTGGCAATATTGGCCTTGAGATTGAGCGCCGTCTGCTGCGGCCCGGAGACCGGCTTGTTGGCGTCCGAGGTGTTGTCAACGTTGCTGAGGCCGACGGCGTTCTTGTCGAGCGTCTGCCAGGTCTTGTCGCCGCGCCAGTACTGGGTGGTGGTGCCCGGCAGGATCGGCGGCTCGAACTCGCCGCTGACGGTGATGGTCTCCCAGTCGGCGGCGTCGAACGGCTTGGAGACGATCGGCACCTTGGCGCGGTAGCCGCGTCCGGCTTCTATGACGAAATCGCCGACCGCGTAATTGGTGGCGGCCGAGAAGAAGCGCACCGCCACGAGGTCCTGGGCGACCTTCGCCGCATTGATGAAGCCGAGCTGGAAATCGGGGAATGAAACCCACAGCTCACCCGGTTCCCTGGTGCCGGCGGTCGGCCGGGTATTCTTGACCGACGTTCTTAGCGTCTGAACGCGCTGGGGCAATATTGCCTCCGTGACGGCGTATATACGCCCGGGTCAGAAAGTCCCACAATCGACGCCGTCAATCAAGGTCCAGATGAAGTCGGGTGCCGGACCCGAGACCAGGAACTGGTTCGGCTTGTCCGGGTTCGGGAACGCCGCGCCGGCGCCGGCCGGCACCCAGTCCGAAACGTAGAGGTCGCCGGCGCTTATGGCAGCGACGACCTCACCCACATCGGGGTCGGCATAGGGGACGTGCAGGGCGTTGCGAAAGGCTTGCGTGGTGCTCATGTAGCTGCGTCCAGTTCGGCCTGGGTGGCGAGGTCGGCGCTCTGCGGCCAGACGACCGGCCCGGCCGACCCGGGCTTCAGCGCCACCAGGCAGGCGCCCCAGGCATCTCCGACAAGGTTGGGGCTGGTCATGGTGCGGTTGCCGGTCGCGCCGGCAGCGACCAGCAACTGGCCGGCCACGTAGACCAGATCGTCGAAACGCTCGGTCATGCCGGATGGCGGCGACTTGACCGCGCCGCCAGTCCAGTCGTTGCCTGCGAAAACCAATTGCGCCGCCGCCACCGTGGTGGTGACGCCGAGCGCCGTCAGGGTGCTTCCGAGCCCGGTATTGGTCGAGAACACGTCAACGGGATCGCCAGTCTCCAGACAGCCGGAATAGGCGAGGATGGCTGCCTGCGTCGAGTGGGTGTTCGTCTGCGTGAAAGTGTAGCTCGCGCCTTCCGACGCCGCACGCTTCCAGTAGAGGTAGAGCTTGCCGGTAAAGCCGCCGGCCGTGACCGACGTGTTGGCACCGATCTGCGTCCAGCCGGCCGGCGCGCCGATGCTGATGACGGATGGCGTGCCATGTCCGCCGAACACCACCGCCAGCATGATGTCGCCGTCGATGACGCCGGTCGGCTTGTTGATGGTGGTCGAGGCGCGCGACCCATATGCTATGCTCGACACCGCGCGGAAAACGATGTCCGCCGGAACCGGCACGCCGGCGTCGGCCTTCGGCCCGTAGAGCTTGCCGGTCGCCGTATCCAGATAGACATCGCCGACCGCGCCGAGACCGGTGGCGGGCGCGCCGGTTCCGATCCTGAAAGTATTGCCGCCGCCAGTAGACAGGGTCCCGGCGCCGCCCTCGCTGCGGAACCAGGTGATGAACACCCAGGAGTCGGCGGCGGGGGCCTGCATGAAGTCGATCGTCGAGCCGGAGGCGCTATAAGAGATCCCCGGTTCCTGTATAACGCCGTCGAGACTGACGACCAGCTCCTCGTTCTTGTTGACGGTGACAGCCGGGCCGGCGCCGTCCTCCATGTCGAGCGTAAAAGTCTGGCGGACGCCGTCCTTCGCTTCGGTAAGACCGAGCGACCATGCATTGACCGCGCCGGGGCCGAGCTTCTCGTTGGCCATCATGATGTCGAAGGAGACGACATCGCCGAGGCGCAGCGGGCGCAGGAAGGTGACGGTGGAGGTGGCCGGGTCCAGCGTCCAGTCGCCCTCGGTGACCTCGCGGGGCATGACCTTGACGCCGTTGACATGCGCGTCCACGCCTTCTGTGGCGTCGATGGCGAGCGTGTAGTTATGGCCGTTGAGGTCCATAGCGGCGAAGGGAAAGACAGTCTGGCCGTCAGTCGCGGCATACCACAGCGTGGCGAGGCCGGCGCGCGCCGGCTGGGTCATCGAGACCCATTGGCTGCCATTCCACACATACATCTGGCCGGGAGGCGGATCGGTGTCAAAATAGATGCTGCCGGGCTGGATCGGGCCGCCTTCGAGATTGGTGGCGGGCGGGATGGGATGTGCACCGAGGTAGAGGTCGGTCAGCCTGCCGAAGGCGTTGTCAGCGCGGTTGGCCCACCATCTGGAAGACCAGTGGTCGCCGGTGATGTCGAGGCCGACGAGGGCGTCGTCCGGCAGAATATCCGGCATATGCTCGGCCCACAGCATGGAAGTCCGCGCCCACGCCTCGGAATGGCCGGCAAAGCTCTCGGTCGGGTCGTCGTTGACGACATTTGGAGCCGGGATCGGGGCGGTGAGCGCCGAAATCTGGCCGTTTTGCTCGGAAATCGCGATCTTTAAGGTGGCGAGCTCGCTTTCAGCGTGTTTTGCGCGATAAGCCGCCGCTTCGGCCTGATTTTTCAGGTAATCGGCTCGATTCGCGGCCATTTCGGCGCGTGCGGCGAGTTCCTCAGCCTGTTGCAGCGTATTTTCGGCGATTTTGAGGACCTGGGCGGTCAAATCGGCGAAGAAAGCCGGGTAGAGGCTCTCTTTATATACTGTGCCTGGCGCAACGCGGCCGTCAGGGGTGATTGCCGAGCGGACTCGGGCGTCCCACTCGTCAACCTTGTCCACGATCTCGTCGAATTGGGCATCGAGCCAGTCGCCGGGCGGCGGCTCGCCGGGATGCGTCGCGCTCCACGATCCGAACGAGAACAGCCTGCGGATGACCTTTAACAACGGCTCTCTCCAGGTCTGGCCTTCAGCGCGGCGGCACGTTGATGTATAACGCCGGCGGAGGTACGCGGCAATGGCGACGGTCGTCCTGGTTATCGGCGTGGCGGGGTCTGGGAAATCCTGGGCGTGCCGGAAAGCCGCCGGGTCAAAGTTCCGCTATATCGCGCACGACGCCTGCTGGCGGCACGCCGACGCCAAACCTGCGAAGGACAAGAACGGCGGCGACGTGAAGTGGGGGCCGCCGGGCTCCGTCTCCACCCACTGGGAGTCGCTGGTGACGGCGTCACGTCGGGGGTCCCGGCCGATATTGACCGAGGCGCCGTTCGGCGAGACGCGGCTGCGGGAACGGCTGGAAAAAGCCGGAGTGGAAGTCGTGCCGGTGTTCGTCATCGAAAAGCCGGGCGTGATTTCTGCGCGATATCAAGCGCGCGAGGGAAAGATGCCGCCGGAGGGGGTCATGACCAGGGCCGCGGGGTTGAAGACTAAAGCTGACGAGTGGGGCGCGTTCGCCGGGACATCCGATGAAGTGCTGGAACACCTGAAAGGGCTGAAGCCGTGAACAAGAAATGGCGGCCGCGGTGGCGGGCCGCCTTCATCAAGGGGCGTGGAGGCAACGGCGTGCTGTCGGCGGCCTTTCTGGCGGCGCGGCGGTCGTTTCCAGACACAGGTCCGCTGTGCGAGGCGGTTGCGCGCTCGACCGGCAAAAGGTGCGGGCAGCCGGCGCGGCGCGGCACGACGCGCTGCAAGCATCACGGCCTCGCCGGGGCGCTCGACCGGGCGGCCGAGGCCGAGGCGAAAGCCTACGGGCGGCCGGTGATCGTCACGGCCCGTAACCCGCGCAACAAGGCGCTCGGCAAACTCGGTTCCGAGATGGAGTGGCCGGAGGGTGTGCCAAAACGGGCCGACCTGCTGGTGCTCGGGCCGTTGGCCAGAGGCCGGCTGTTCGAGGCGTGGCTGAACAGGCTGACGGCGCCAGACGTGTGGGAATACGAGCTGACGAGGGAGCGGGTTCGTACATAAGAACAGCGAGTTTATATTATCGAGATTTTGTCTTCGGCCCTGCGCCCTACTCTAGGTTGTAGTCAAGAGGGGGGCCACAGGGTGTGGTTGCATTCGTCACGCGCCAGCCTCATCACAAAGGCTTATATCACACAGGTTGCACAACCGAACAGGTTGTGCGCGCGCTACGTGTAATTACTATAGGTAAAAGTACCTATAGTACCTATAGAGAAATTAAATACTACGTCTAAGTATAACTATACTGGCGACAAATATATTAATACTTGGAATAGGAATATTATTTCAAGCCTTTGATTTTGCTTGATAATTTACAACCTATGCTCGCTAGACACAACCTCGACGAGTGGCGCTGCGCTCACTGATTTATTGTAGCTACGTGCCAGCGGACTAGCCAAATCCAAGGCAGCTCTATGCCGGCACCGAGCTGGCGGGCTCTCACAACTATCGATGGAAAATGCAGTTTCAATCCTGGATCGCTGGCCACTACGTTATTAATCACCTACATAAGAACGGTGATTAACACAGGAACCAGACCGATGACTCGCTCAACCCTTTCTGAAATTTCCACCTCGCGCCTTGTCGCGATTATGGACCTTATCGATGGCGCTCACACGAGCGACATCCAACTGATAACCGCCGCCGTGGTGATCCGT